CAATCCAATTTGGAAAAACGATTGCAGGAATATTTTCATAGCTTAAAATTTATAATACCATTCGTCATTTAGTTTTTCGAAGGTATATTTCAGTTTTCCTACCACGACCGTTACAGTTGTTGGTGGGTATGATTTCGGTTTTGGCAACAGCCTTATTGCTTTTGCAATATTTTCAACTTTTAGATTTTCGGACACGTTTTTTAAATTTTGAGTTGTTAATTATGAATTATGCTTTCCTGTTTTTTTAAATTATTGGCGGTTCCGGCATTTGCATTTTTTTGTAATGCGAAAACAATTTTTTAAATAATTTTTTATCAATTGCATTACCTGGATCAAACTCAATTGCGGTTGCTTTTTTTTCTATTTTGTAAAAAGCGAAATACAATCCTTTTGTTGGCAATTCACTTTCCGGAGTTATTGCTATCCAGTTTTTGTTTTCCTGATTCATGTTATTTTTTTATTTCGGATTTGATGTAAAAAAATCCAGTTAGTAATTCGATGCTGATTAAAAAAACCACGAGCGCATACCGCACGGGATTTGTAGTTATAAAATTGAATTCGAATAACGCACTGGTGGCAAATGCGAAAAAGAAAGTAACTAGAATTATAATTGCTATTTTCATTATTTTTTATTGTTGTAATAGTTAGTCATTCTTTTGAAAGTGTTCCAATCTGAGTAGCGATAGTTTCCAAATAGCTCATGGTAGATTTCATTAACAGCATCAAAAGCTTCTTTGTTGGATTTTGCGGTTTTCAATGCTACAAAATAGGCAGCATAAAAACCTTTTCTTGTTGAGAGCTCTCGCATTTGCTCGTTTTGTTTTTCGATCTTAGCAATGTGAATTCTAAGTGCATTTTCTTCGACTGGGTTCATATTTATTAATTGATTTAAGTTAGCAAGTGAATTGAGTATCTTCCCGGTTGTAGATACTTTCGTTTGTTTCTTCGGGTGTTGACATCGAGCCACCCAAAGCATTTATTGTTGCAATAATTCCATCGACACGACGTCCATTTGCTCCTGAGCGCCCTTTGTGGACTTTCATATTGTCATTGGCATCCGCATAGATCACACAAGAAGCGAGCATCCACGATAAGGCAGGATTTCCATCATGTTTTATTTTACCGGAATACACTAATTTTTCAAACTCTTTTGTGGGTGCCGAAATCGTTCCAATAGCTTGTGAAAACTCTGAAACATTTAAACCCTCTTCCTGTAGTTCCTGGATGAGTTGTGTTGCGTTATAGCGGTCGTATTCGAGACGAATTACTTTGTGTTCGTGAAACGTAGATTTGATAATATCACTAATCACAAAATAATCAATTACGTTTCCATGCGTTGCAATGATATATCCTTGGTCCGCCCAATATTGATATGGCACGCGGTCTTCTTTGGAACGCTTTTCAATCGTATCTTTTGGGCAAAAAAGCCAAATTTTAAGATAACGCTCCATGTTTTCATCCGGTTCAGATAAAATGGCGTAGGCGCTTAAATCCGTAGTTGTAGAAAGATCTAATCCTGCATAAGCTCCGTATTTTATGAATTTATCCATTGGGATTTCATCGACTTTATTTTTCATCCAATCCTCGTTGTAAATCCACGAAAATTGCTGATCTACCCACATATTTAAATTTTTCGTTTTGAAATTTCGAATTTTTGAAGGTTGATTCAACGCTTTTACAAATTCCTTTTCGATTCCTTCCAGTGCCAAACCATTTCCAAGAAGTGGATTTGCTTTGATCCATAATTCCTTATTTTCCCATGATTCAGGTGTTTCTAAATCTTCCTGGTCGATGTCGTGAATCATTATCCAAAGTGAGTGATCTATATTTCGGCCTTCCAAAACTTCGATAACAGAATCTTCATAGTTTTTGCAGGCAGATTGCACGTTTGCACCTGCTGTTGTAATTTGGTAAATCAATGGCTGCGCTCTTTGCACTGTGGATGATTCAAGATTTTCTTTTACAGAATCATCTTTGTGAGCATGATATTCATCAATAATTCCCACATGGCAGTTGATTCCATCCTGTGTTTTTGAATCGCCACCCAAAGGCATCATGGTTGATCCTGTATTTTTGAATCCGATTATTTTTTGCAGGCAGTAAAACCCCATTTTACGCAAAGCAGGATTCGCTACTGGACTTTCGATGTACATTTTCGCCTGCTTCCAACAGATGCGCGCTTGCTCTTCCTTTGTGGCCCCAACATACACTTGTGCTTCCATTTCGAGATCAAAAGAAAGTGCGTATAATGCCAGTCCCGCCATTTCAGCGGTTTTCCCGTTTTTTTTGGCTCTTTTATCATAAACTGTGTTTATCCTGCGGAATCCGGTTGTTGCATTAATCCATCCAAAAATATTATACATGGTAAACTGTTGGAACGGTGCCAAAACGAACGGTTTTCCTGCCAATTTTCCTATGGTATGGTTTAAAAATGTAGGGAAGAAACTCAGGATGCGCATTCCTTTTTCGTGGTCCAGGATAAAACCATCTATTTCAGCGTTTTCAATCCAGGAGTAAAAACGCTCAACCGATTGCTTGATGCGTTTTCCAACAATGATTTTTCCCGTACGCACATCATTTGCGTACTGAAAAGGAACGGAATTAAGCTGTTTTTGTGTTGGTTTCATTACTTGATTTTGTTTTTAATGCTATAAAACGATTACAAATAACACATATTTGTGTTATGTTATTTTAAAATATAACTGCAATTTTGATGCGTGTTAGATAAAAGCGAAAAAATATTTATTAAAAATGTTGGGCAAAAACTTAGAGAAAAACGATTGTCTAAGCATCTTTCGCAAGCCACTCTTTCCTATGATGCCAATATTCCAATTAACCAAATAGGACGAATTGAACGTGGCGAAATCAATACTACCATTGGCTCACTTTTTAAGATTTGCAAAGCTTTAGATATTGACTTTGCGGAATTATTGCCTTAAAAGCGCGCAAACCTATTTCTTAGTTTTTCAACTTCTTTACGGGAAACCACATTTTTGTAAATTAAATTGCAAAAGGAAGGCTTTTTAACTTCTTGCTGGACGTGTGCGCATAAATTGAAGTCGTTTTTAATGATGTATGCCCTAACAAATCCGATATCAATTTTAGATCAGTTCCTTTCTCGAATAATCCGGTTGCTGCACTATGCCGAAGCGTATGCATATGGTATTGCTTCCCTAGATATTTTTTAACGATTTGGTTGCAGCTCCCGGAAGAGTATTGCAAACTAAACTGACCATTGAATAAATATTCTTTTGGAAGATATTCGACATAATACAAGCGGATTATTTCTCTAGTCGTGGGCGTTAGCGGAACGATTCTGTCTTTTTTACCTTTAGCACCAATGATTCTGATTTGCATCAGTGGTGTGCTAATGTGCTCGAGCTTTAAATTTAACACTTCCGAAACTCGCAATCCTACCGAAGCTGTCAAAGCAATTATCGCTTTGTGTTTTTTGTTTTCGATTTTGTCAATCATCAAAACCAGTTCGTCCATATCAATCACCAGTGGTATTTTCTTTTCTGTTTTGGCGTAGGTTATGTATTCGAATTTTCTGTTTTGTTTTATTGTCAAAATGTAAAACTTTTTGATTGCGGAATGCATTGCGTTTTGCGAATTGACTTCTTTAGCATTCAACAGATAATCCTTGATTTCATCCGCCGAAATATGTTTCGGGCTGTCTTTTTCTTTGAAATACGCCAGGAATAGTTTTATTTGGCTGCTGTAGTTCTTGATTGTTTCAACCGAGAAGTGAATGAATCTCAAATCTCTCTCATAGTCTTGGATGTACTTTGCGGAATTCATAAGCTTAAGTGTTAGTTTTGTTGGTGGTTTTGTTGGTTGAGTAAATGGGGACGTTATATTCCAGCTTCGAGCAACTTTGTAACCAAAGCTACTCTTGCAGTCATAATCCTTGATAATGGTTGTGGTCTTTCGTAATTTTACGCTCATTTTTTCTAATCCAAAAATGCCACTTCCATACTAAAACTCTTAATGTCATAAAAGGAAAAATAGAAATTGTCATTACGAATAATAATATTTCTCTTAGTAAACGTTCTGATTTTAATGCGTTCATAATTTTTATTTAATTTGTTAGTTGAAAAAAAGCCGAGAATATAACATCTAGTACAACTCACCGCCGAATCTACTAAACCGTATAGGCGGCGTGGTGTACTAGCGAAACGTTAGCAGTAACTAAAGAATAGCAACTGCCAAAGCTGTAAGGTCTGTTAAAAATCTTTCATTGGTTAGTATTTGTAAATCAATAACAGTAATATCTTGTGTATCTGTAATTACTTTTTTTCTTTCTCTTAATTCCATACCACAATTATGATATTTTTTCATCAATACCATTAAAGGATGAGCGCTACTGCTAACATCGGTTTGCACGCATTGTGGCATTTCGGTTTCTTTGGAAGTATTTGGCATAATTTAAAATTTAGTGATTATTTGTTAATATTTGTGTTGAATTCGCCACAACGACGAGCAAGCCGAGTGCCGTTAGTGTAAAGGCTTTGTTTAGTTTACAAAACGACTAAATGCGCTTAGGAACGGTTGTATATTATTTGAATCACTCCATCCCGCAAATCCAATAAAAAACTCTCCATTAGTATTTTGAGTATTAAACGATATTGCTTCTCTTTCTTTGAAATGAATAATATCTTTATATACTCCGTTATTTGAGCCTTTTATAATTCCTTTTACTCTGAAATGACATTTTATCAAACTGCCATCTTTTGCATATTCAACATCGTTTTTTCTTAAGGAGCATAATTTCATTATAAATCCATTATTTTCAAATAAAGATAATTCCTCTTTTAGTAATAATTGTAACTTAAGTATTTCAGACGCTTTTAAATCTAAATAAGAAAGTCCTTTGTTTTTAAAAACTTCCCTTGCTTCTTCTCTGTTTTTCATAATAGGTTTTTGATTAAACTACCCGCCCATACACTAACATAGGTTTGTACTTATGGTTACAATAGTTTGTTTTTGAATGATTAAGGCTTTCTCAATCATTGGTTTATTCTTGGTTTTATCGGTCTTGAAACTTACCACAAGTACAAGCCTCCGCCGTTATGAGCAAGATTAAAACGGAATTGGTAGCCAACGAGAAACTGTATCATTAACAGACCAATCATTACTATTTAATTCATCTACTTGATACCAATCAAAGAATTTTGAACCGTCCATAACTCCTTCGTAACAGCAACCTATAAATTGCTTTCCTGTAATTGTTTCACCAATAAAATTATCGCTTTTCTTACCGTCCCAATTTCCTGTACTGTAACACATTGGTAATCTTTCATCACAAGAAATCCAGCTCATAACAGCCGTTTTGCTCAATGTCGGTATTGTTTTGTCTTTGTCCATATTGTTTTTTAATTTAATTATTAGTTAATTTTTGTTGTTATCAGTCTTGAATTATCCGCCACTAAGCAAAGCGGCAGGACGTTATCCATGACTAGCTTCCAGGAACTGCTTAAAAATATCTTGCTGACCTGGATCTGTTTCTTTTTGTTCAACTAATTTGCTTCGGTCCTTGAAACTAAATCCAAAATGTTTAGAAAGCTCATTGATTTCTTTTAT